GGTCGTTTTCTGGGTTCACGTTACGTTGTACTTCCTCTCGGCTAGCAATACCTTTTGTAACAGCAATACCTAAAGCTGCAATGGCACGACCCCAAGCACTTGTTTCAAGGGTCATCATTTCAGCACCTTTAGCAAAGCCTCTAGCTGGTACACGTTCCCAAGCCCAACCACTTGCATAAGCCATTTTGTCGCGTTCAGGGTAAGCAAACGCTTCACCATAAATGTATGTTTCGTTGTTAAACTCCAGTACACCTTTGTATTGAAAATGCAAAGTGCCCTCTGGGTATTTGTCGTAAAACATTTGTATTCTATCTTTTACTTCTATGTAGTTCTTTAAATAATCCACTTAGTTAACTCCTATAAATAGTCCGTAAAATTCTTGCAATTGTTCCATTTTGTTTATGCAATCACATTTTTCAAAGATGCACCTAGTTCTATGGTAATAATCCATAGTGTGGTAAGCGTGCGCTAAGAGCTGTGATATTGGGTAAAACTGTTTATCTAGCAAAATGCCCCTTTCGTTAAAGAAAGGTTAAGGCTTACCTGTGTCAAAACACGGCATTGAATTATAACAATTTAATAACGGCTTTAACGCCAGAGTTCGCCCTCGGCTATAAATGAGCCGTCTTTATTAAAAGGCACTAGCTCAGGTTTGACAATGCCGTCTTGTTCGTACAAAATTCCAAAACCTGCTTGCCAGTTAGCGTGCCCCTCTTTCATATAACGCATACCAGCACTATTAAGTTCGCAGAGATGCCCAACTTCCATACCCCAAAGTGTTGAAAGATTGCCACCATATCCGTGACTTGCAGAACTTATGCCTTGTCTGTGTGTGTGACCACAAACAACATTTTTACCTGTTCTTGTAGCCAATCCAAGAGCCGTTTGTCCTGCGTGATTGTAAAGCCTGCCCTCGTCGCCGTGACCCATAATTACGCCTTTTGCAACTTCTGTTAAAGACCTGTTATAAGTAACTTTAATATCTTTATCGTTGTATCCAAGTAAGTTTTCTATCTTAATTGCATCTATAACACTAAACGCTGGTGCGTGACGACTTATGTATTTTTCAATTCTTATTGTGTGATTGCTTCTTTGCATAATGAAAGGCTTACTGCGTCCAATAGCACTACGGAATTCTTTGAGCAAGCCTTTCAAACCTATTATATTCTTTTGTAAAGAACCCTCAAACTCTAAGGCTGTTCCACGTGCATAAGTTGATATCTGTTGACAATCAAGCTCATCGCCTACTGAAAGTAATTTATCGGGTTTGACATAATCAACATAGTTTAGAAGTGCTTCAACATAAGATTTCTTAATAAAAGGATATTGCAAATCTGAAATAACAACGTAACGCTTAATACGTTACCTCTTTCGTTTAGGCTTACCTAACTGTGTATTAATACTATCTATAGTACTACGAATTTTTGTTACCTCAATCTGTAGGCGTGTCACTTTATCGTTTAATGAACTTCCTGAATTAGGAAATAACTGAGATTTCATTTTAGTAATTTCCACAGTTGCCTTAATAACCAAAATAAGAACAGTAATAAGTAAACCAATAATTCCAATAAGTTCATTTATCATTCTACTGACCCTCATACCAATTTGGATTGTAAAAATCGTCCTCATCGTCATCTTCATCAGGTGCAAGAGTGAATTGGTATTTTTCAGCAGCAAAGTTAATAATGCCAAATACTGAATGTTGTGGCATATCTTGATTTGCAACAATCTTTATAGTTTTCTTTTTGCCATCAAATAGCTCTAAGCAAGCAACAAAACCAACTATCAGTTTTCCGTCTTCGTGAGCTGTATTTACAATGCGTACAAGTTCACTAGCCATTACATCAGGTAGTTCTATTGTTTGTTTTTTAGCTTTAGGTTTGCTCATATTCCAAATGCCTTTCCGTTAAGGTCGCCTGCCTTAGTAAAGGATATATGCAAATGTGATACGTGAGGGTTAGACCCTTTGTAGACACGCCAAGCCCAATTCTGACGTGGTGAGGCTATTCGGTGCTGGTGAATAATGTAACTAATTCTTTTGTCGCCCTTAAGTGCTATCATCTTGATATCTTCGGCTAGTAGCCAAGATTCTTTAGATGAGCCTTTAACAAGGTCTGAGTCAATATCTATAGCACGAACCCACCCGTTTTTATCTGGGTTATGGTCTGATTTACGTGCGCTGTGTGATAGGTCGCCTACCCAGCCGTCAGAGCGTTTATCACGTTTAGGGTATTTAGTGTTTATTTCAGAGCGTAATTGCTCAGCTGCTTTACTTAATCTTGGTTTTGGCATTAGGGTTCATAGCTCCCATAGAAGCAGCTACAACAGCACCTAATACAGCTCTGTAATCAAGGGCAAAATCTGTTGCTTGCCAAGCTGCTAGGAAAGCAATTGCAGCTAAAGATAGTTGTTTGTAATTAAAGGATTGCATTTAGTTCTGCCTCTGTGAGTCCTGCTACTTCTGCAAATTTTTTAATGGCGTCTTCTCTTGCCTTTTGCTTAGCCTTATACTCCGTTTCAAGTAGTGCTGCTTCTGCATTGTCGGCTTCTCGTTGTGCAATAAAGGCTTCTTTATCTGCACCAGTTAATTCAATAACTTGGTCATCTATACCTATAAAAATTGCTTCGTTTTTTTTAATCATTATTTATTCATCCCATAAACTGAAACAGAACCAGTCATACTTCCTGCTGCCACAAAGATACTAAATCCATCAAATGAAGTAGTATTATCGAATCTTAATCCACCATTTAACATAAAATAACTGCCAGCATTATCATAAAATCCTTGATAAGTATGTCCAGTAGTTCTTTGAGTTGCAAATGGATAAAAAAACATATTATCGTAAACATAACTTGCATTGCTATTACCAGCATCAACTTGATTTAATACATAAGCAGTTGAAACACCTGAAGCACTAACAATTGCACCTGAAGTTATTTGTCTACCATAATGCCCAAAGAAATAAACATTATTGCTATCATCTGCACCACTTACTCTAAATCTTAATCTAAAATCTGTATCATTTGTGATTGCTGTTAAAGTGACAACAACTCTATAATGGTCATAAGTTGAACTAAAAACATTGTTAACAGATTGACTTGCTACTGCACTAAAACTAGTTGTATTCAGTAATACCATTCCAGCCTTTTTAGTACCAAGGGCTGTGTTCATTGAGGTATCAATAGCTGAACCAAGGGTTCTAATAGCTAGTGCGCCGTCTTTGACTAAATCTGTGTTATCAGGGGTAGTCCACCCATAATTAGTGGTAGTTGCCATTGTTCTAGTTTATCCTTTTCTTAAATAACGTCAAGCCACGTAGTTGTGCTGTCAAGGTTTTGCCATTGTAATAAAGCGTTGTAGTCTTCCCATTGTACGTCAAGTGTTGAGTAAATTGAGTTAGATACAGACATTGTTAATTCAAGGTTCTTGCGTCCAAGTGTAAAAGTCCAGCCTTCAATGAAGCCCTCAAAATATCCCTCAGGTATTAGCCCTACTGGGATATTGTCCAAATACAAAAGACTATCCATTGAAACACCTAATAAGTTGTCTCTAACTGTATTAGTCATATCTGAATGAGCTAAATTAACCGATACGGCCTCAAGTGAGGTTCTAGGTGTTCCACGATAATTGACAAAGTTTGTAGCTTGTTCTGTGGCATCAACTGTTTGGGCAAGAATGGTAGACCTAATTTCTTCCAGCAAACCATAATTGTTTATTGAGGTGTCGTTTTGTGCTGCAACTTCAAGTATTGGGTCGTCATATCTGATAACAACGCTGTTGACAATATCTGCTGTTTGTAGTCTTGTTTGTATATCGGCGTTTACAAGGTTAGCGTCAAGTTCAATTAAGTTAGTTGCATAATTAGCACTTCTGCGTTCAGCGTCGGCATAACCAATTTCAAATTCTGGTGTGTCGTATAAATAGCCCAGACCTGATTGCTGAGTAATGTCTGTTAATTCGTAAGCTTGTTGAACTTCTGCGCTTCTGGCTAATACTTCGTAACGTCCAGCGTCAATAGTGTCTATGCCTTGTACGCCGTAATTGTCCCAAGTTTCAGTTGTAAAATCATTCCAAGTTAGTGTGTTACTTAAATCTTCCCAAGCAACAAATAAAGTTTCTTCAAGTATTCGTTGTATTCGTGCGCCGTCTAATTCTTCTGGGTAAGCAACTGCACCTGCGTAACGTTTAACAAGTAAACCAAGAGCACCTATAGCTTGTATTTGTAAAGTATTAGGTTTACCACCTAAACCAGCACCCTCAAATCTGTTGTAAATACCTGAAACTTCACCTGTAAACAATTTGACATAAGCACCTGTTGAATCAGTAACTTCTATAAGTACTGTGTCAAGTAGTTCAACTACTGGGCTTGTGCCATCAAGGTTTAATAGCTCTATGTTGCAATAACTTGGTTGAGTTGCTTCAAAAAAATCATTACGACCATAAGTAATTGTGCCGTCTTGTAAAACTGTTGAAGTTTGTACAACTCCAGCAATAGTAACCCTATATGTTGGTGTGTAAACTGTCATAGGTTTATCTAAAACCGAAGTTGAAAGGTTTTATACCTGTTGTTTTGTTTGCTGTGTTTTGAACTTTAGTTATAGTTCTAGCTGTGCCTTGTGGGTCTACAGCACCTTTAATGTTGTAATAATTATTTGTTGTCGTGCCAGCACCTCGTATTGTGCTTGGTATTTGTGCTGCTGTGCCAGCAAGGTTTAACAAATCAGGTGTAGGGTTAATCAAAAATTTACCAATATCAGGTAAACGATTGTAAAGTTCTATTGCTTTTTCTAAACCTGCAATAATGCTTGTTATGGCTGTTAATAATTTCTTAAAGCCCTCGCCCTCAGCTGCGCCTGTAACTTTATCTAACATATCGGTAAGTATTTCTGTTGTTTTTCTAAGTTGTTCACCAAGTAAATATGCTTGACCTTGAACATTGTCCATATCATAACCAAAAGTTACTGCACCTGTTCCAGCGTCATAAAAAGCGCGTGTAAGTGATTGTTTACCTTTTCTAGTTAATCCATCAACAAGTCCTTGTAAAGCAGGGGCAAGTTGTTCTGTAGCAAATCTGGCAAAACGTTCTAGTAAAGGTAAAAGAGCTGTACCTAATTGTTCTTTGGCTTCATCTATAGCAATTTTAATACGTGCCATACGACCAGCAAAAGTTTCTGCAGCAGCATCAGCTTGTCCAGCAAACGTTTCGCTTAATGCTTTAGTCGCTGCATCAAAATCTTTAGTTTTAATAATGTTTTCATCAAGAGGCACACCAATACGTTTTAATGCACCAAGGTTGCCGTCATAGGCTTTACCTAGGGCTTCTGTAACTGTGGCAAGGTCTTTACCTGTACCTGCAGCAATATCAAGTGCAAGTTGTTGTAATTTTTGTGCTTTCGTTACGTCTTGTGTTGACCTAACAAGCCTATCAAGTGATGGACGTAATTGGTCATCTGCAACACCTGTAGCGCGTGCTGTTTTGTCAATATAATCTTCAACAGATTTAACTTGAGCATCTGTGGCTTTAGTTGTGTTTTTAAGAGTTATTGCTAAAGACTTTTGTGCTTTCTCATCTTCAACAGCAGCTTTAACAGCGTCAATACCAATCTTGATAGCCATAGCCCCAGCTGCAGCACCAACAGCAAGAAACGCTGCTGCGCCTTTCTGTAAAGCATTATCTAATTTACTGCTAAAAGTTTTAGTTTCTTTATCAGCTTTATCAAGCCCTTGTATAAAATCTTTAGTATCGGCAAGCAAAGCAAGTTTTAACGACCTAATTTCAGCCATTTAAGCTGCCCTACCTTTCCACTCATTTGCTATCTTTTCATAGCCTTGTAACCATTCGCGTACAATAACTGGTTGAAAACGTTCCAAAGCAACAAATATAAACCAGCCACGATTACCTTGCCCTTTACGTGGGCTACGTGGTGGGAACTGCTTTAGTCTGTTAGAACCAAATTCTGTACCAAATAAAAGAGTACCAGCCTTTGCACCACTTCGGGTAACTTTTGTATTACCACCCACAGTAAAGTTAGGTGCTTTGTCTGACCTGTTAATTTTTAACGATTTCATTATAGCGTCTGCTTGTGCAGGATTAGGCGCATTGTAAGCGTATGCTGTGACAAATTTGGCTGCACGCTCTGCTAAATCATTAGCAATCTTTTTCATATCATTCTTAGCAATATCGTCCATTTTACTAAACGTGGCTAAAAGAGAACGTAACTCATAATCATCAACTTTAACCCTGATAGTTCTTTTACTGTTGCTGGTTTTACCAGCTACTGCATTAGCCATTAGTTCGCTCGTTCAATATGTCTATAGCTGTAGCCCATATATCGGGTTCTGCATTGAGCCAATAATCTGGTGTTATCCCAGTTGCTATTGCTAGTTCTACTGCTGTTCGCCCGATACTTCGGGCTTGGTAAAATTTGCTGTCTCAAAATCAGAAGCTGCAATATCGGTGACTTTGCTTTTCCAAGTTTCAAAGTTTTCGACTTTTTTGGTAACACGTTGTTGAATTTTGTGAGCCAAGAATAAAAGAAGTGTGTTACTTGGTGTGCTTTCTTCAATAAGTATTTTAACAATTGACTTACCTGAATATAATTCTTTTTCTGCAAGTGAAAGTTCAATTGGTCTAGTCCATTCTTCAAACTTCTCACCTGTTTCTAATTCCCACGTTAATTTAAGTTTAAGCATTTGTGTGCCCCTGTTCTGTTTGTTGTTGTTACGCTGTTAGGTCTTCTGTTGGTATACCGACGACTTGTAGGGATACTGAACAAGTTTGTGCGTCTGCACCTGAAGCAGAAACTGGTGGGTATTGTGGTAATACTGTACCAGTTAAAGTTACACCAGTTGTTAAAGTTAGCACAAAAGCAAGTGCTGTGTCTGGTGCTGACTCGGTTGCGTCCCATAGTGCTTTGTATAAGCTGTCTGGGCTTTTACCTGCGTCGTTCAAGAAGTTAATATCAAGAGTGACGTTTGAGTCAATGTATTTGTAGGCTTTGCCTGCAAGAGTGTCAAATGTTAAACGTTCGGTATCAAAGTTGATAGCAGAATCTAAAATTTGTTCACTATAATTCTTTGTAGCAATAGTTAATGTTAAACTACGACCACTTAAAATAGTTGTTGCCATTTCGTACCTTTCTTAGCCTGTGTAGGCTGTTTGTAGTTGTATTTCAGCACTTAATAAATCTGTACTATTAGTGCTTCTAATTCTTGGGCTACTCACAGACAAGATTATCCAACTTGTCGGAATAAGTCCAAGGATTGTTTCTATATCATCTTCCAAGTTTGTTAGCGCGCTTGGGTTTGAATACGTTGTGCTAACAACTTCTAGTGTTAGACGTACGTACCAATTCTTGTTGTTACCTATTACTACTGGTTCTAAATATGGGTCACTAGCTAAAATTAGTGCTGCTGGTGGAATAATTATTTCTGGTACGTGGTCGTATGCAGAATAGTTTGTATTTGATGTTATTGCTGTTTTAAGCCCTGCACGTAGCGTACTAAGAGCCATAGTTAACCTACTTGACTATTAGAGTCAATATATTTACTAATTAAACCTGTAATTTTGTATAAAAGGGTTCTACCCATACGATATGGGGCTGGGGTAAAATCAAGAGCTTGTTGTGTGCCACCTGCAGCTAGTCTTGATTGAAATACGTCTATAGCAATTTGTAGCACAGCTTCTTCTATAGCTGCTACGCCGTCATATTGTGATAAATCGTTTTCAGCTGCAATACCATTAGGTATAACGTTGTAATATTCTGTGTGTATCGGTGCACCTGTTGTTGTAATTCTAAAAGTATATGGGTCTACTATTTCTGAAATTGTTTTATTGCCGTTTACGTGTGCTTCAACACCTGATAGGGCTACAGTTTGTCCGTCATAAAATTTGTGGGGTCTTGTAGTGTGAATTGTTGTTTCTGTTGCTGTTGCTGAATAATGTTTGTCTATTCCAACTTTCCATTGAATAAGAAAATCACCAATAGCGTCTTCAGCTGTGTTAATTATCGCGTTAAGTGCTGTGTCGTCGTAGAGAGTATTTGGAACGCCAAGTACAGCTCTTAGTTGTGCTGCTGTTACTAATACTGGCATTTTATTTCCTCTCGTTTAGGGTGAGGCTAGCCACAGGGGCGAGACTAGCCTCACGATTTAGTGGTTTATCAGGACTTGTTAAACCAGTTTGCGCCAGCTGCAATTTTTGTAGCTAGTGCGCCGTATCCGTAGTAATTAACGTCAATTTGTCCTGTGTTAATTACGTTGGTGCGTAGTGACAATCTTGGTGATTCGTACCAAGTATATGCGTCAGGGTTAATTACAGCCATTGAGTAATCTGCTGTTCCGTCTCCACCTGAACCTGTGAAGTTACGGGACACAAATAAATCAAGTCCTGCTACGGAGCCTCTCAAACTTTGTGGACTTACTGCGCCACCAGCGTTGCTAGGTTGTGAAGCTGTGTAGATAGGACGACCTGCGTCATTGTAACCCATAATGTTACCCCATTGTTCTGGTGTAACAATAAGTGCGCGTGCAAATCCAAGTGAAGCTGAATAAACAGCTGCAGCTGCAGATGACACGTAAGCAATTAAGCCAGCTGCTGAATTTGCTTGACCTGTTGCGTTTAGTGTTCCTGTAGCTTGAATTGCTGTTCCAACGTATGAATCAGTTGCTTTTGCGTAAGCGTATTCCATTTGACGAACTAATTCGTCAAAGAATACTGGTGAACTCCTATCAAGGAGCTCTACACTTAAGGTTTGTTGTCCCCCAAATTTTTTCACAGACACAGAAACAAAAGATGAAGCTGTATCTGTTTCAGATAATGCTGCTGCTTCTGCTGCTTCTGCAACTGTTGGTGCTGTTGTAATTTTAGGAATTTCAAAAGTCATACCTGATGTTGGTAGTGTTCCTTTAGAAATTGCGTCAATTACACCTCTATCAGCGTTTGCAATTCCGTTAATAACTTCGGTTGATTGTGGTGTTGGGATAAAAGCTGCGTTGTTTGAGGTTGTGTCAGCTGCCATAACGTATTGACGGCTGTCTTCATTACCAAGAGCTGCTCTTAATGAGTGTTCTAGGTATGAACCTTTGGAAACAATTGGACTTCTTGGAGCTGTGAAGATTGCAGGACGTGCGTTACGTTCCTGTGCTTCAACAGCAGGGGCTGCAACTTCTGCTGCAACTTCCTCTACTACTTCTGGGGTAACTTCGTTTGACACGATAGTTTCCTCACTTTCTGTTGTTGGTTGTGAAGCGTCTGCGCTTGCAGCTACTTCGGTTATTTGTGCATATTCGCCAAATGCTGGGAATGTGACGTGTGAAACTTCTTTTAAGGTTGCTTCATTAACAATTACTTGTTCACCTTTGGTGACGTAATCGTCAATCATCGCGCCTACGCTAAATCCAGTTCTTAAACCTTCTTGTGCTTCAGCTAATGCGTCGTCTCCTGCATTGGTTCGTGCTATTTTGAATGTTCCGACAATTCCTTTGTCGTCTTCTTCATATCTTGATAATTTACCTATTGGTCTTGTCATATCGTGTTCGGTAAAAAGTTTTATACCCTCACCGATTTTTAATGAGCCTTGTTGAAATACAACGTCGCCCATATTGGTATGTCCTACTTGACCAAAAGGAACAATAACGCCTGTTAATTCACGTTTTGATGAATTAGCTGCGATAATGTCGGTTGAGAATTTAATAAAGTTATTCATTTATCAAATCTTCCCTTTCTCTTGCTTCCTCTACTGTCATTACACCTAGAGGAATAAGTTTTGTGTATATGTCTGCGCGTTCTTGTGCGCTTGGGCTATAAAATTCTTCAAGATTGAATTTTACTATTGAGCCCCTAGGCGTTATGTCATTATCTGACAAACGCTGGGTAAGACAAGTCATTAAAGGTCTTAACGATAAGTCAATAAGACTTCTGCGTTCAGCTGTAACGTTTGAATAAGTCATTGAGCCACCTGCGTTACCACCTACATAATATTCAGGAAGATTACAAGCCCTAGCAATTTCGGAAGCCATATATTGACGTGCTTGGTTTAGCGTTAATTGTTCTGGGCTAAATCCTATG